ATAAAGGAATACAATCAATGAGCGCTTTTGTTATTGCAGACACACATTGGGGTCATGCCAAAAGCTTGTCCTTCATTCAGCCTGATGGCTCGCCATTGAGACCTTTTTCTTCCGTAGAGGAAATGGACGAAACAATGGTGGAGCGATGGAACTCAGTGGTTAAAGAAAAAGACACGGTCTACCATCTTGGCGACGTAGCCATTCCTCGCAGTGGGTTAGCCAGTCTAGCCAAGTGCAATGGAAGAAAAGTTCTCATTCGTGGTAATCATGATATTTTTAAGCTCAAAGATTACACTGAGCATTTTGAAGATATTCGTGGTGCCATGTTTCACCGTGCTGGCGATGTCCTGCCAGGTGGCTTAGTTTTTACTCATATTCCAGTGCATCCAGGCAGTACCAGTGGGCGCTATTTAAGAAATGTGCATGGACACCTTCATTGCCATCAAGTCTTTAATGAAGAAAACCAAGTGGATATAAGATATTTTAGTGCCTGTGTCGAACGAAATAATTTCACCCCAGTACCATTGGATCAAATTGTGCAATACTTTGCCAAATGATTGGTTCGCGACTAGGCTCAAGGCTATGGCGAGTATGGAGCAAGGCTCTTGGCCCCAAGGAAGGCGCGAATAAAAAAGAAGCAGATATTATCGCTCTTGTGAGAACTGTAGTCTTTTTTTCATACATGATCACCAATATTTTTATCGTTGCTGGCGTGCTTAGACACTGGAACCATCAGTAATCTCGCATCATTTGACCATCTTGCTCAAGGCGAGGCAACTTGCTGTCACCTCTTGATATTCGTGCATGCGACGTTCATAAGTCGATCGAGCACGATCCGCTTCATCGCTATCAAAGCCATACAAAGCGCAAGCGTGCTCAATATTTGCCGCTGCATCTAAAGCCAAGTCCCAGGCTTTTTCAACCAATTCAGGCATGACCATGATGATTCGAGCATCTGCCTTAGTCTAGTGCTTTCATTGATTTAAGCCTTTTCAGCGCTTGCTGAAACTTTGGAACCAACGTGGGTTTATAAGCATATTCAGCAGCTAAAAGCTGCAAAGCTGTTTGTCGATCGCAATCAAGCAATGCCAAGAGAAACCTCAGCTCTTTATCTGACATCGTTACATCAATCATTTTTCACGATCCATGGAAAACCAATTTTCTTGAAAATTCTAATGGCAAACTGTTTAACGGTCATCTTACCAGGCTATTGAGCCAATCAATATCATTATCACGGGACGCCTCAAGGATTGCGGCAGCCAAAGCAAAAGCAAAGTCATCTACTCCCACTTCCTTGCCACCAGTTACGCTCCATTGTCCACTGCTTCTATAAATCACACCTAAATTCTTGAGCTGTGAAATAGCTTTTTGGTGGGGGTAGAGTTCTATGAGTCCAGCATTAAAAAGCTCTTTCATTTTACTAAAAGCTTTCATCTTTGTACTGACCGACCAGGCTAGTTCAGCAATGGGAAACTCTTTGGACAAGTTTTGAATGATAAAACTACTGTTGTATTGGTCAAGCACTATACATTGAAATTCATAAATACGATGATGTTCCTTAATCCATTCCTCTACCTTAGACATGTTGACTTCTTTTCTTCCTGCAATTTCAAAATCAGCTTCAAAGCTATGGAATTTATCTACAATCAATCGTGTGCCTTCATAATGGACAATACATGCAGTGTAGTCATCTCGACCCACGCCTCCTCTTGCCGGATCCAATGATAGTACATAGGTGCCGGTGAATTCTTTATCTGGAAATAATACACCACGATCTTTGTTAACGGCGCTTTCTACAATTTCAGCAGTAACCAATGCTGCATTATTGCTTTTGAACTGAGCGCCAAATTCCACTTCAAAAGCTTCAGGATCTTTTTTGCGAGCATTTTCCAAGAAATCACATCCCCATGGCAATCCTGGATTAATTTCCCAAGTAGGAATTTTTAAGCAGTCCATGCCAATAAATTCACCACTTTCAGCTTGCCTGAAGTGTTCGTAGAACGTGCCATCAGCTAGCCATGGAGACGAAAGCTCTAGGATTTTGCTGTATGGCGCGAATTGAGCAATGGATGGTGACAATGCATCAAACATTGCCTTGGTCCCTCTATTTGCATCGCCTTCAAGACCAAAAGCGCATTCGTCAAAAATTGCCATTGCAACAGCTTTACCACGAGAAGCTCGTGCTGATGCTGGAATTGCTTGGAATGTGCAGTTGTTGCTTAAAGTAATTTCTAATGTTGTTTCTCTTACAATTTCTTGCTCTAACGGACTGTTGACCAGTAGCTGTCGAATGAAGTCAAGCGCAATCTTGGATTGCTTCAAATCGTTGGCCACTGTGACTACATAAAAGTTTTCTCCTTTTCGCACTTTTCGTCTGAAGTGTTCTTCTTGACAGAAGGCCATGTACACTGCCGCAATGGCAGCCATGGTTGACTTTGAACTACGTCTACCTAGGCACCACACCGCATGGTTAATTTTTTTATCAAATAGATTATCTAAAATCTTTTTCTGCATTGGCCAAAGATCAAGGCCAAGTGCTAATTTTGCAAACTCAGAACACTTAAGAGTCATCTTAGACGGAAAGAATTAAGTCATTCATATTATGCAACAATTCCTTAGGGAAAAAGAAGGCTGGGCGATTGCGAGCGGGGTCTTTCCAGAATCTTTCCTCCATCGCTTCCTCTCCCAGGCACCAGCCATGGATGAGAGTGGTTTGATTTTCAATGGTCACCAAAACAAATTTCTTCTGTGGATCTTCGTTCTTTTGCACGATCAAATCATACGAATGCTTTGATCTGGTTTTCACGTCTATACCGGGAAGATCGTCAGAACCTCTCTTAGCTTCGCTTTCCTGGTACAACAAATGCTTCATGCCAAGAAAGGATCCCACGGCCATTTCACCGGCAGCACCAAGTAAGTGAATTTCCAGGGCCTTACCACCAATTGATGCGCCATTGTTGCGTCCTCGCAGCCCCTTGCTCTCGTTTACCGATTGCCTCCGCCGACCCTCGGCCACTGCTGATTGTCGTTCTTCGTCAGAAAAGACAAATTCAATGGGGATGGGCATAAAAAAGAATCATCGTTCACATCTTAGCCGGTATAGAATTAAGGAACAAGCTTACGGGAAGACAATGCCTGACGTAGATCTGGGACATGCCAACGAAATGGGCTTGCGTAATGATGGACTAGCTAACGCCCTTACTGGCATGGGCATGATGGGCCGTGACAAGAGCCTGTCCACCCAGGCCCAGGCAATCTCCTTCTTATCACAAGAAGAACTGGAAGCGCTCTATGGGGAATGGTTACCGAGGCGAATTGTTGACATCTACGCAGAGCAGGCCACCCGCAAGGGATTCAAAGTGTTGTTTGGGGGTGAGGGTGCCGCTGCAGAGGAGGTGGTTGGTATTGAGCAGGTGATCGAGGATATGCATATCTTAGAAAATTTCATGCTATCGGCCAAGAATGCTCGCTTGTACGGTGGGGCTGTGCTGCTTTTGTATATTGACGATGGCCGATCAGCAGACCAACCAGTAGACAAAAAGAACATTCGTACTATTGAAGGCATGGAGGTGTTGGACCGCTGGCAGATAGCGCCAGTGATCAATGAAGAAAATCTATACGACTACTCCAAGGCCACTTATTATCAAATCATATCCGGGGATTTAATTAGACAACCTCAGCTCACTCTTATCCATAAAGACAGGATATTGCGTTTTGATGGTGACTGGCTCCCTTATCGCATTAGGCAGCGAAACTATGGATGGGGCATGAGCAGTCTGCAGACTATCTATGAAAGCTTTAAGCACTACTGGACAGGCCTTCATTCTGCTGCTACCTTGCTGAGCGAATTTGATATTTTTGTTCACAAAATTAAAGGACTGGCACAAATGTTGGCCGCTGGTAAGGAAGCAGACGTAAGGAACCGATTGGTTTTAAATGACATGAGCAAAAGCGTTTACAGGGGGTATGCAATTGATGCGGAAAAGGAAGAGCTTGCTTTCATTAGCCGTAACTTTGGTGGCATTGGCGAAATCCTTGAAAAAACCCGTGTGGACATAATTGGTGCTTCTAAGATTCCTCATACAGTGTTATTTGGTGAAAGCCCTGGTGGCCTTGGGTCTACTGGGCGAAGCGAAGAGCGTGACTTTGCTAAAACACTTGCTGATTACCAACAATCCACTTTCCATCGCCCCCTCAAGCAACTTCTTGAGTACATCATGCTCAGCCAAACTGGCCCCACTAAGGGGCGCATTCCAAAGTCATGGCGCGTTCACTTCAACGACTTGTTCGAGCTAAACGAAAGAGAAAAGGCTGACGTGAGAGCCCGCGTAGCAGCCGTTGACGGTCGCTATATCCAGCTAGGGGTGTTGCACCCGCAAGAGGTGGCTGATGCTCGTTACGGAGGCTCTGAGTGGTCAATGGAACTCACGCTTGACCCATCGCT